CCATAAGCAGTTAGGTCGTACTGCTCCAACCGTGCTAGAGTATGGACGAAATATCCTATCTGCAGAGTTGGATGAAACGATTGAGAGTGCATACACTAGCGTGTTACCATTCGCAACGTACACACCAGACCGTCCAGAAGGATCGACAGACGATAGTCAACCAGACCCTATCACGGTTACTATTCCAGAGAATTATGTGGACAGCAAGTACAAAGCCTTGTATGCTCACCGCAGAATTAAAGTCGTAGACTTTTCAAGCGAATTTAGCACAGATGGCAAAAAGAAAAATATTCCAACACCCGATAAATTGCGTAAGATGGCTAACGACTACATGGTACGCAACGCAATCGGTAAGCCTAAGATCAATATTAAGATTGAGTATGCCGATCTAGCTAAAACGCTAGACTATGCAGATAATGGCTGGATCGAAGAGCTGGAGTTATGCGACATTGTACCTATCTACTATCCACAGATTGGTTTAACCGATGAAACTGCTAAGGTAACCACAATCACTTACGACTTTATCAATGAGCGAAACGAGAGCGTGGAATTTGGTGACATCGGAACTAACGTTAAATCGACCATGCAAAGTGGACTTGCTGGGCGGGTAGATGATATCGCTAAAGCCCAGCAAAACTTTGAAAACACCTTACCAGATTATCTCTTAAATGCTCAAGGTAACAAGGTCTGGTACAACCGTCCTGATAACAAAGAGCATAAGATCGGTGATATCTGGTTTGAGAAAAACGGCTTATACGACCGTATGTACGTCTGGAACGGCTCTCAGTGGGAGAAGCGTATTGATACCGAGGATATTGACAAGGTCAAGAAAGAGGTTGATAAGCAGTTAGAACAAGCCAAAACTACTACTGACCGCGCTATCTCGGAAGCGAACGTGCGTAGTGCAGAAGCACTAGCCAGAGCCAACGCGAGCGCTGATCTAGGACGAGAAGCAAAGAGAATTGCAGACGAGAACGTTACGAATTTAAACACGTTTAAGGCGACGGCAGAGAGGGCGCAAACACAATTAAGTAAAGACGTTACGACTTTTAAAAATGAGTACGGCTCTAAAATGCTCGAAGTCGATCAAACGACAACCGGCATAAAAACAAAAATTGGAGAAATAACATCATTCATTGATAAGGACGGCCAACGTCAAGAGGAATTAAAGCGATACGCTCGAGAGGAAACAGCTAGCTTATCGACCACTATTCGCGAGACCTTATCAAGAGATTATGTCGCAAAGAGTACCTTTACAGAAAATGCTGAAGGTACAAGACAGCGTTTTGAAGCTCTTACCAGAGATAACGAAGCTAAACTAGCTGAGTTTAAACAGGGTATTGATGGACGGTTGACCACATTATCTAGTCAGATAGCTGGAAAAGTAAATGAGGTTGACTTTCAAAAAGTAAAAGAAACATCTCTACTTTATGAGCGTATTATCGGAACGTCCGAAACAGACGTCCCCGATAAGCTTTCACGGCTTGTAATGAGTAGTGAGATCTTTCAAACTGAGGTTGGCAAGTATGCTAAAGATGATTTTAACTTAGTATACGATCCTACAAACTTTAGCAAGTGGCAGAAGAAAGGCTCAGACGCTAATATTATAAAAGTACCGTATGAGTATGGATTATTAAGGATCACAACCGTTGATAAACAAGTATCGGTCTATCACGGATTTTCTCTACCGCTTATGACTTCGACTTTTACGGAAGGCGAGAAATTAAGCTACCGTATGGAATTATGGGTTGACGTGTTACCAGACGGCCCAATGGGTCTGGAACTTTGGGGCGCAGATGGAGGTATCACGTCAGATAGGATTTATCTTAACAAGACTGGCTGGCAGGTCGTCACAGGCACAATGACCGTCAAGCGATCGTCAAATAAAGCGAAAGAATTTCCGTTTGAAATTTGGCTAATGAGAAACGGTACAGTTGCGGTTAGCAAGGTATCGTTGATCCGAGGAGATACACCTCCTAAAAGTTTTAGAGACGACACTTCTCCACAAGAAATCGTTACGCGCACACAAGTAAGTCAACTAAATGATTCCTACGCGATCAGTGCTCTAAATAGTGCGGGTGACATTTTAGGTCAGTTAAACCTTAATAAAGATGGCTCTATCAAACTAAATGAAGCTCTTATCGCGATTGGTGAGAAGACTTACATCAAAGACGGTGTGATTAAAAAAACGATGATCGGAAATGGTCAGATCGGGACTGCTCACATCGGAGAGCTTGACGCTAGTAAAGCGAATCTGATTAACGTATCGGCCAAGAATATTGTTGCAGACGGGCTGACCGCAAACATTATCAAAGGAGGTAAGCTATCGTCGTTAAATGGTGCTACTAACTTTGATTTACAAACGGGCTGGATTGAAATGAACAAGGAAGGCGTAGGCATTAAAAATCAATTTAAAGGCCGTCCATTACAATACTTAGTTTTTGGATCTGGTTCAATTTATGGAAAAAGCGGATCTTATACTGCTTTGGTGTCAAACTCTAATAATAGAGTAGCGATGGACGATGGAACCGCTGGAATCCAGATTTGGAATGCTAACGATAACACGACAGGGGTCGCCATCTTCGGGGATGTGGTCAAGTTTATGTATAACGCAAATGATTCTAAACCAATCGGAATAAATACGATCACAAAAAACATCGTTGGTTTAAACAGCATAGAGGCTTCTGGGGACATAACAACAAATGGCACTATAAGCACGACTAGAGGAATTGTGGCAAATAACATCGCTTTATCTGGTTACGCAAACCACAATCTAAAGGCTTTGCTTAACGATATTTATCGCAATATCAGACAACTGCACCAAGTCAAACAGACGAGCGCGAATTATACATGGACAGCACTTGGCCCGATTAATTAAGTAGTAGAAAGGACGCCATGAACACAACAGATAAAATCATCAACAATCTCGCTATTAAATTTGCTAACGAAGCTATCGAAAACGCGAATTATAAAGCGTATTTTGAGGAAGCTCAAGCGCAACTCGAACAAGTACAAAAACAACTAGCGCGCGTTAACAGCGTTTTGGACAGCGACACAACACTCAAAGAACTGTTTGACGAAACAGCTCAAAAATTAGAAGAAGGTAAATAATTATGGAATTTAAAATCATTAACAAGTATCTACAAGAAGAAGGACGCACTTTCGTTTCAATCCGTTCAGCTAACCCTTATACAGCATTTGAGCGTGTACTGATTGGTGACCGTACCAACGAATCAGATGAAGCGCTGATCCAAGCCGTACTTGGACAAGTTGCGACTGAATTGAACCCAGCCGAAGGTGTTAAGAAGTTGCAAGAGGACTTGCATACACAAGCTCAAGAGTACGAAGCTAAACTCGCTGAGAAAGATACCAAAATTGCAGAAGTTAAAACTGTAGCAGATTGGGCAGTACTTGCAGCAGTCACCAACACAGAAAGCCCGCTTGATCCAACGCTATATGCGCGTGGATTGGAATTAGTTGAAGCTGGTCAGGTTGGTAAGACTTACAAACCTTACGAAATCTTCACGGTTAATAACCCGAACTATACTCCAAAATATGGCGAGGGTCAACGCGTTCTTGTCCAAGTAAACCAAGATTTTACTTACAACAACGAGACCGTGACTGATCTTGAGGGATCACTCTCACAAAACGGCAAGCTGGCAGTTTGGAAGTGGACAGAACCAAAACCATCTAATACTGATTTAGAAACTCAACCCGTCCAGTAAGCTAGTGACTTTTAATAGGGGGTGGTTTAATTGGACCTATTGGCACTAGTGGACAAATTAACTCCCGTTTTAGTCGTGATTATTCCTAGTTACTTTTCCTTTAAGAGTACAAAAACCACCAAAGAAGCTGACAAACGTCTTGAGGGTCTATCTAATAAGATAGACACCCTCGAGAAGTCAGTATCAACCGTGGAAGAAATCGGGAAAGATAACCAACGGAATTTGACGATGATCGGGAAAGGCTTGCAACGGCTTCAACGTTTTCGATTGCAGGAAAATTTAAAAAACGCGCTCAAGCGTGGACACACTAACCAGCACGAGATCGAGGAGCTATCTAAACTGTATGAAAGTTACGTTGAATTAGGCGGGAACGGAGCTATCAAAGTGCTTTTCGAGCGCTTTCTGGATTTAGAAATTAAAGAGGACAAATAAAATGGATCAAATTACAAACATTATCACAACGTCAGCGATGAGCATTTTAGTAGTTTTAACCGGAATCGTGGTTCAAGCGATCAAGAAATACTTGCTTATGCGCGGCGGCAAGAAAGCGATCGAGATCGTTGAGATTTTGGCCAAAAACGCGGTCAACGCTACAGAGCAGGTCGCTGACAAATTGGATATTCACGGGAAAGACAAACTTGAACACGCTAAAACTAGCTTGATCGAGGGCCTTGAATCTCAAAATATCCACTTAACGAACCAAGAACTCAATACCTTTATCGAAGCAGCGGTCAAACGCGCCAACGAAGAATGGAAGAAGTAGGAGATAGAAAATGAGTGTACAACAATCTATCGTTAACGGTTTTACTAGTCGTCGCGGGCTGATTACCTATTCAATGTTCGGAAGCCGTAACGGTTCTGACGGGACCGGGGACTGTTCCGGTATCATGTCGCAAGTGCTAAAAGAAGCCGGGATCAAGATTATCGGCTTACCGTCAACAGTAACACTTGGGCAACAGCTAGCAAACAATGGCTTCTACCGTGTAAGTATTAATCAAAGCTGGGACGCTCAAATGGGAGATATCGTCTTGATGAGCTGGGGCGCTGATATGTCTTCATCTGGTGGTGCTGGTGGCCACGTCGGAGTTATGATCGATGATACATACTTCATTT